TAGAGCAAGGGCCTTCTAATCCCGAGGTTGCAGGTTCGAGTCCTGTCGGAGGCGCTCCCGGCCGGTAGGGGTTACCAGGTCGGCAACCGAGACGCCTAGCGCCGTCGCTAGGCTGTCCAGTTCCTCCAGTTGCCAGGGGCGTTTTCCTGTCCATCGTTTGTTAATCGAGGGCTGGGAAATACCAAGCATTTGCCCTAACCGGACCTGGTTGTATCCCATGCGCGCGGCTTCCGCGCGAACGTTCGAGGCGACAATATCGCGTGTCGTGAGCTGGTTTGCCGGGGCGGGCATCATCTGAATTGCCATGCCCCTATCTTAGTCCATAACGGCATAATCTGTAGCCGCTTGGATGCACTTCGACTATTCCCTTGGTTTGCGTTCTATTCCGACATGGATTAGAACATTACCTATGGATACTTCCCACGACATCGTTACCCGCGAGGTCACGCGTTACATGCGCGCCTCGGGTCTGTCACAAGCTGCGATGGCGAACGCTATCGGACTGCGCCAATCGGCTCTATCGAAGCGCATCAACGGCGCTTTGCGTTGGTCCCTGTCCGACCTCGACCGCCTCGCCGACGCGGGGGTCCCCATTCATCTCACCGCCACGACCCTCGATAGGGAGGCTTCATCATGAAATTTCGCATTGATTTGCCGCAGTTTATTGCGGCAAGTGTCATGTTGGTCACCTATTTTATGACAATTGTGTTATGTGCTATCGGCGCGTGGCCTCGCGCAGCGATCGCTTCCGCGCTTACGACCTTCGTTGCGTTCGGCGTGTGGTCGCATCGGCGCGACCTCCACGAGCGTGAGGGAGCGCCCCGTGAGTAAGCGCCTGGCAGACAACGTTTCCCCCGGCCTATTGGCCTCGGATCAGCTTTCAGCGTCCACGGGGGCAATCATCTATATCCCGATCGATTGTTCATTTGCTGACGTGATGCATTCGTGCATCCCTCCCGCTCATCTTGCGCTTATCCTGCGCCAGCTCGCCGATCAGTTGGACGCTCGAGCGAACGGAGAGTGCCGTGATTAGTTATTCCGATGCTGCGATCGTTCGTTCGCTCCTGCGCAAAGCGCAAGCACTTAGTACTCAGCTTGCTGAGGACGCCGCAAAAATGCAGGTCACAGGCGCTAAGCGGATGCGCCCGAAGGACCGCGCACAGAAAATTAAGCTCCTTCATTGCTACGTGACGGTTGCTATCCGGTACATGGTGGAAACGCAGCCATGAGTACCGTCGCCGCATGGACCGAGGAAGAACGTAGGGACTTTATCGCCGCTGCGAAGGCCGCGATTAAGGGGCCGCGCGCCGAGGACGCCGCCTGCGTACCCGCTGCGCCGCTGTCGCCGCGCCGTGGCGGGCGTCTGCACGGTGGCATGGGCCTCACGTCGATTCTCGCTGCGTTATCCCGCGTTGGTTGGGGCCCGCTGCGCGGTAGAGAGTTCGCGGCCTCGCGCGCCATCCTCGATACGCTTGCTCTTCTTGCTCACGACACGAGGAGTGATCTGTCGGCTGTTATTCAGACGACGGCGCGGCAGCTCGCGAAGCGGGCAGGCTACTCGCTCAAGCACACGTCTCGTTGCCTGCAGTGGCTCGAAGACGCGGGCGTCATTGAATGGCATCGGGGCGGTATCCGCGCCGGCGCGCCGACGGCCGGCGTCGTCAAGATCATTAAACGCACCTTGGTTGACTGGGTGCTCTCGTTCCGCTCGGCGTCTGATGCAGAAGATCGCGCGCGTAACGCTGCGACGCGCGCGCGTCTGCAATTCTACCGCGTTCGCCGAAATAATCAGCGCCCCGCCGCGCTCGCTGATTCTCATGTGGACATGAGGTCGCCCCTTCCCTCCTTTCAGGAAGAGGGGGCCGCCAAGGCCGCCCCTCAGCCTTCCGAGGAATCAGTTCCGACGACAACGACTAATCAAAAGGACCTCGACGTGAAGAACTACAGCCCATCCTACATATCCTATCTAGCTACCGAGTGCGCTCATGGCAACGCATCCTCGGATCGCTGCAACCGCTGCAAGTACGAAGCCATCATGCGACAGCAAAGCGTGATGGAAGCAGAGAAAGCCGCCGCAGAGCGGCGGCGCAAAGAAGAAGAGCAAGCAGATCACGGAGCCACCGGGGCCTCCTGGCCTCCCGCGTTCGTTGAGTACATGAGAACAGCTCACCCGGACGCTGAGCCCAGGCAGTGGGCACGCCTCACCATCACCGATGATCGAGCAAAGGAACTGATCAATGCACCGGCCGTTGCCTGATGCACGCGCCATTGTTGCCGACATTGCGATCGACATCGAGGCCGCCGCGATGAGAGCGCACGAGCAGCTTAACGGCGCATCGCCCTACTCGATGAGCTCGCCGCAGTTCCGGCTCGCGGGGAAGGCTTTGCAGATCGCGAGCCTTGCCCGCGAGATGAGGGATGAGATCGCCGCGTCCTACCCGCCGCCGCCCGCCCCGTCGAAGAGGGAACAACGATGACCAGCGATGCAATGACCGTTGCCGTTTCGGTCCCTACGGGCGGGCGTGAGTTCTACACGCCCGAAGCGCTCGCAGAAGAATTGCAAATGAGTGTGGGCAGTCTCAAGACGCTTCGCTCGGTAGGGGGTGGTCCCCCGTTTGTGAAGATCGGTCGGCGCGTGGCCTACCCCGTCGTCGGTGTGCGCATATGGGCACTGCAGCGGATGCAGACGAAGGGCGTGGGGCGATGAGCGTCGCACATGACGTATGGCGTACGATGTCGGGGAAACAGCGCAAGCGAATCACGGACGTGATCTACCAGCGCGACGGCATGGTCTGTAGCATCTGTCATCTACACGTGAGACGGGAAGATGCAAGCGTCGATCACGTCGTGCCCCTGTCGAAGGGCGGGCCGTCAACGATGGATAACCTTCGGCTCGCGCATCGTCGATGCAACTCATCGAAGGGGAATCGCGCGCCTTCGGGTCGCGTGACGTTCGTCGATGACGGTCGCGACTGGTTCGCGACGCGGCGCGCGTGAATTTTTCTGAACGTTTAGCCGCCGTTCCACCCCGCGCTTTAGTGCCCAGATCTTTCCCCTAAAACACAGAAAAAAAGCCCCGAAAGGAGGAAACAAGATGAGCGCAGCGACCCTGTTCGCGGTGCCTGAACCTGTCCTAAAACCGGGTAGATTATACGAAGAAACGGCAAAAACGGTACGTCTGATCGAAAATACCCCCGGTATTGCAACAAGCCTCGCCGGTCAATGTGGCCTCGCCCTGCAACTCGCCCTCGAAGCGGACAACCTCGACCCCACCGAAAAGGCATACGCGCGAGTTAAGGTGTACGAAGCCCTATCGGGCATCCTCGATCGACTTCACCAGGCGATCGAGGTCGCGGGCGCTGCGACTGGCTCCCAGCTCGCCGCCGTCGTGAGCCTCGTTGTAGCCGACGACGAGGACGACGAAGGGGCGAACCTGTGACCGCCCTTCCGAAGCCGTTTCGCGTCCTACCCGCCCCGGCACACTGCCCCGATCCCGATCCGGCGTACCCGCATAACGAGGGTGGCGAGGTCGCGAAGGTCGCGCTACTCATGGGCATGCGTCTGCAGCCCTGGCAACGACTAGTGCTTAACCGTGCGACGCAATACCGGTGGGAAACGAACGCTGTCGGCTCGCGCGTGCGCGCGTACAAGTACAAGACCGTCCTAGTGACCGTTCCACGACAGTCAGGGAAAACCACCCTCGTCGGTCCCCTGCAGGTGTTTCGCATGCTGCTACGCCCCGGCTCCACCTGCCTATACACCGCGCAGACGGGCGCGGATGCATCCGAGCGCATCCGCGACCTAATCAAGGCCGTGACCGACTCGCCCCTAAGCGAAATCATCACGCCCCGCTTCTCATCGGGCAGCGAAGGTCTAACGATCAAAGAGACGGGTAGTCAGCTACGCCGGTTCTCGCCGACCCTATCCGCTGTGCACGGCGGGCACCCGCACTTGGTCACGATGGACGAGATCTGGAAGTTTGACAAGTATCTCGGTGACGGTCTCATCGGCGCTATTGGCCCCTCTCAGGTCACCATTAGGCAAGAAGCGCAAATATGGATGATCTCGACCAAGGGCACCGCTAAAAGCGAATTCATGAATGAGCTGATAGAACGCGGAATCGACGGGTCAGATCCGGCGCTGTGCTTTATTGAATGGTCGATGCCCGAAGGGCGCGACCCGTACGACCCCGAGACCTGGCACGCCTTCCATCCCGCCCTGGGCAACACACAGAGTGCCGACTCGCTCGCCGCTGACGCTGCCCTGCCCTATGCCGAGTGGATGCGCGGATACATGAACGTTGTCATCTCTACCGAAGATCCGCTCATTCCCCTTGAGGACTGGGACCATCTCGCAGGTGAGCCGACGATCCGCCCGTCTCTCGATGATGTCGCGATCGCATATGACGTGGGCTCGCTGGGTGAGTGCGCGGCGGTCGTCGCCGCGTGGAAAGACGAGGACGGAAAAACAGCGATCCGCGTTGTACGGCAAGCGCCCGGCGCGGCCTGGCTCGCCCCGTACGTCGCCGACCTCGCCCGCGAGTATCCGAATATGGGGATATGGGCAGACGACGGCGGACCAACCCGCCGGGTAACCGCCGACCTACGCGAGCGCCACGACCTAGGCGACCGTATCCAGACAATGCGGTTCGGCGATCGCGCGATCGCCGACGGGAACCTCCTCGCAGCGATCACAGAAACAAAGACGATCCGGCATGACGGATCGCGATCCCTACGCGAGGCGATCGCAAACGCCGTGACCAAAGAGACCAACGGCTCGCCCATGCTTTCACGAGACAAGTCCAGTGCGCCGATCCCCTCACTGATCGCCGCGTCGGTCGCCGCCTACGTTGTCGATCACCCCACCGAAGCGATGTGGGTACTCGCCTAACCACGACCGCCCACGCCCTAACCTCAAAGGGCGATGACTTGGCACCCCTCGCGGCGCGCCGCGCATCATGTGCGCATGACTTGGACGCCGCGCATCATGGCCGCATTTGGGATCACCCGCGCTAAGGACGCGGGCGCGGCGCTCGCCGCCGTGACTGCCCCGGTTCGCCTTCCCCCGTTCGGTGACCCGCGAAGCATGACGGCGGTGTACCGCGCCGTTCAAGTCATTGTCTCTGCCGCCTCGCAGCTTCCCCTCACTGTAGAGCGCGGAGGCGCGATCATCCCGCAATCGGCTGTCCCCTCGTTCGTGCGCCGCCCCGATCCTCGCATGGGTCGCGCCGAATGGATCACGCACATGGTGTCGGCAATGGTCCTTCATGGCAACGCCTACGCGCGCATTGAACGCGACGGCGCGGGTGACGTGATCGCGCTTCGCCCCCTTGACCCTCGCGCCGTCATGGTCACGGTCAATCCCACGACGCACGCGATCGTGATCGGGGCCGAAGGGCAGACGCTATCCGCCGCCGACGTGCTTCACGCTCACCTGCAGCCCGAAACCACCGGCGCGCCCTTCGGACTGGGACCGATTCAAGCCGCGCGCCTCGATCTGCAGGGCGCGCGACAAACCCGCGACTTTGCCGCTCAGTGGTTCGATGGGACGGGACAGCCGACCGGAATTCTCTCATCTGACGCGGCATCCTATGAGGACGCGGTTCGCGTCCGAAACGCGTGGAACGGCATCGACGATGACGGCAACCCCGTCGATCAGTCGCGCAACCCGTCCGGCGTGAAAGTACTTCCCAGAAACTTCACTTATGCGCCGCTGTCGATCAGCCCCCGCGAAGCGCAGTGGCTCGAAGCTCGCGAGTTTGACACGCTTCAAATCGCGCGCCTGTTCGGAATCCCGTCAACGCTGATGCTCGCCGCGCCGTCCGGCGGGTCGATGACCTACAGCAACGTTGAGCAAGACTGGATCTCGTTCGTGCGTTTCTCGCTCATGTACTACCTGCGACCGCTCGAAGAAGCCCTGTCAGACGTGGCCGCGCGCGGGCAGGACGTGCGATTCAACCTTGAAGGTCTCCTGCGCTCGGACACGAAATCACGGTACGACGCGTACGCCGTCGCCCTCTCATCTGGCTTTATGACCCTCGATGAGGTTCGCGCTCTTGAGGGCCGCGACCCACTCCCCACCCCGAACGGAGATACCACCAATGACTAGCCCCGAGCTGCGCCGCCGGTCCTATGAGATCCGCGCCGTCGCCGACGGCGATGGACGAACGATCACCGGCCTTGCCGTCCCCTACGAGACCGAGACCGAAATTATCCCAGGGTTCCGCGAGAAGATCGCGCGCGGCGCAATCAATCTCGACACTATGCCCGCCCTGTTCTACCGGCACTCGGAGCCGATCGGTGTCATCACAGCGATGAACGAACAGGCAGACGGCCTGATGATCGAAGCCCGTGTCTCTGACACAGCCCTCGGTCGCGACGCGGCAACCCTCGCCCGTGACGGCGCTATCAAGAGCCTATCCATTGGGTTTTTTGAACGCGACTACACCGACACGACGACGGAGGACGGCGCGACCCTGCGAACGCAAACCTCAATCGACCTTCGCGAGGTCTCGCTCGTGCCCCTCCCGGCATACGAGGACGCGAAGATTACCGCCGTCCGCGAAGCACAGACCCCCGCAACCCCCACCACAACCACCACGAAGGGAACCCCCATGACCGACCAGATCACCCGCGCAGACCTCGACACTCTCGCCGACGCATCGACCGACCTCGCCCGCCGCCTCTCCCTCCTCGAAGCAACGGGCACCGCATCCGCTCCCGCGCCCACCGAAACGCGATCCGCCGGCGAACTGCTCCAGGCCGCCGTGAACGGCGACGAGACCGCCCGAAACGCCCTCGCCCCGTTCGTCGGTCGCGCCGTGAACACCACGACCGCCGCCGACGGACGAATCAACGAACCGACTTTCGTGCGCGACCTCGTTCGCCTCATCGACAACGCAAACCCCCTGATGCGTCTGTTCTCCACCGGCTCCCTTCCCGCTGACGGTAACGTCCTTGAGTTCGCGCGCCTCAAGGCGAACACCTTGACCGTGACCGAACAGGCCGCCGAAGGCGCGGCCCTGCCCACCGGCTCGGTAGAAACTGAGGTCGCAACCGCGACCGTCAAGACGTACGGCGGCGGCTCTGTCATCACGCGCCAGACCATCGACCGCGCGCGAACGAACGTTCTTGACCTCACGCTGCGAGGCATGGCCATCGAAGCCGGTAAGCGCCTCGCAACCGACTTCGCGGCATTCTTCGAAAAGACCGTCAAGGGGCAGAACGAGAAGAAGATCAGCGCGAACAAGGACGCGCAGCACATGGAATGGGCAGACATCCTCGCGATGATGCTCGACGCATCCGAGCGTTACGAAGATCTTGCGATGAGCTGTGACGGCCTGATCGTCAAGCGCGAGGTTTTCACCGCCCTTGCGAGCCTGACCGACAAGTCCGGTCGCCCCCTCCTGACCGTGACCGGCAACGCCGGTTCCAACACGATCGGAACCGTGTCCGCGTCCGGTCGATACATCGACCTCGACGGCCTGAAGGTGATCACCAACCGGCACCTGACCGCGAGCGGCATGGGCGATAACATTGTTGGCGCGTTCTACAATGCCGACGCGCTGCGAGTCTACAGTTCTAGTCTCGCGTCCCTGCAGGACGTGGGCGTTCTCGACCTGACCAACACTTTCTCGGTCTACCAGTACGCGGCGATGGCAGACGAGATCCCGAACGCGCTCATCCCGCTTCACATGGCGGACCGCCTGTGATTAGCGTTAGTGATCTCGCCGCGTTCGTGGGCGCGCCCGAATCCGACCCGTACCTAACAACGTGCGTGGAAGAAGCAACGGAAATGGTAAGGCAGGCAATCGGGAACGCGAGCGTTCCCGAGGAAATCAAGCGCATCGCCGCGCGCGAGGTCGCCGCCGACATCTATCACCGCCGAAGCGCCCGCAACGGCGTTGCCGGTTTTGATGACAGCGACATCGCGCCCGCGCCCGTGCGGATCAACCGTGATCCCATGGTTGCCGCGCGCCCGATCCTGCGCCCCTATCTCGGGGTGGCGATCGCATGAGGACCAAAGAAGCAGCCGACTACGTTGCCGCGATGATGACCGAGGCCCTGCAGGGCCTCGCCGTCGTCGTCCGCGACCCCGAGGACGCGACCGGGCACATCCTCGCGGGCACGCCGACCGTCGTCATTGCCCCGCCGTCGGTGCAATCCGACGAGCGCGCCGCAATCGAAATGCGCTTCGAAACCCCGATCATTGGCGCGCCCGTCAACGACCGCGAAGCCGCATGGGCCGCGATCGACGCGATCATGACGGCGCTTCGCGGCCTCGTCGAATTTGAGCGCGCGACCCCGATTCAGTGGCAGGGTGCACAAACCACGACCTCTCCCGCCTACCTCCTGACCCACACTCTCACACTCATCACAGAAGGACACTAACCATGCCTGAACCCGCTAAGACCCTCAAGGTCGCACAGACTCTCGGACCCGGCTCCCTCAAGTTCGGCAAGACCGGCTCTGAAATTGAGTTCGCCGCCCACACCACAAAGACCGAGTATGACCCCGGCTATTCCAGCGCTGAGTCAACGCCCATGCTCGACGGCTCCACCTTCCAGCCCGAGGGTGACTGGAAGGGCAAGATTACCGGGACGTTCTTCCAGTCCCTCATGATGAGCGGACTCGAAGCGTGGACGCACGCGCACGCGGGCGAAACGATCGACTTCGTATTCACGCCCAAGAGCGGCGCGGGCAATATCAAGCTGACCGGGCAGTGCGTGATCGCCCCCGTGAAGATCGGCGGCGACGCGGGCAAGACCAATACGACCGACTTCGAATTCTCGGTGCTCGGCCGTCCGAAGTTGGAACCCACCGCGTAGTGAGTGGGCGCAACTTCCAGAGTTTTCACCTTGAGGGCGCGCGTCAAATGCGCCGCGCCCTCAAGAAGGCCGGTGATGATCTCACCGACCTGAAAGAAGCTCACTGCCGCGCCGCCGAAATCGTCACGTCTGCGACGCTGCGCGCCGTGCCGCGCGTGACCGGCAAGCTCGCCCGTACTGTTCGCCCCGGTGCCTCGAAAACCGCTGCGACAGTTCGGGCGGGCGGGCGGCGCGTCCCCTACGCGTTCGCGGTTCACTGGGGACGCTTGACGTGGCCGTCGAAAGAAGCCCAACCGCGCCCGCCCCGCACGCAGCACCGCGCGTTCGTGTATCCGCGCTACTACATCACGAAGCCCGCGTCTGACACAGAAGCGACGTGGGTCAAAGAATACCTAGCAAGCGTTGACAAAATCGTTGACGAAACAATGAAAGAAGCCCAGCTATGAAACGCTTTACGTTCGACCTCGAAACCACAGACGGCACCATTCATACCGGCGTTCGCATCTTCGCCGCCGATCGCCTCAAGGCCGTGAAGATCGCCCGCACGAACGAAATCCCCTGGGAGGACGGCCCCGAAGCGCACGCCCTCCTGATCTTCGCCGCCGTGCGCCGCCTCGGACTCACGACCGCCGACAACTTCGATGACTGGATGAACGAAGTTGTTGACTTCGCCCTCGGAGCGTCCGACGACGAGGACCCTACGACAGCGACGGCCTAACGCGCGCCGTCGTCGCCCTCGCAATCAGATCAGGGATACCCGTCGAAACCTGGCTCGCGGGCGATCCCACACACCTTGACATCGCACTAGACCTACTCGACACGGAGAACACGTAGCATGGCCGGTAAATCCGCGATCCTCGCCGTGAAGATCATTAGCGATGCCAAAGAAGCAATCAGCGGATTCAAGCAAACCGCCGATAGCGCCGACGGCCTCGGTGGCAAGCTCTCAGCCATCGGGCCGGGCGCTCTCGCCGTGGGCGGCGCGATCGTCGCCGGTGTCGCCGCCGTCGGAAAAGAGCTGTACGACCTCGGTGCCCGCTTCGATGACGTTGCAGACACAATCCGCGTGGGCACCGGCGCAACCGGCGATGCGCTCGATGGCCTCGTGGACATCGCTCACAATGTAGCGACGACTATCCCCACGGAATTTGAAAAGGCGGGTAGCACCGTCGCCGACGTGAACACACGCCTCGGACTGACCGGCAACACACTGCAGACCGTCGCCTCGCAGTATCTCGAAGCCGGGCGCATCCTCGGGACCGAGATCGACATCAATGCCACGTCGTCCGCGTTTAGCGCCTTCGGGATTCAAGGCGAGGCCGTTTCGGGCGCGCTTGACGAGCTGTTCCAGGTCTCCCAGGCGACCGGTGTTGGCATGAACGAACTGGCTTCGGGCGCGCAGAAAAACGCCGAAGCAATGCAAGCAATGGGCTTCGGGTTCCAGGACACGGCGCGGATCGTCGGCACGCTCGATAAAGCCGGTATTGACAGCGCGGCGACCCTCGGGGCGATGCAAAAAGGCTTGACAGGACTCGCTCAGCCGGGCGAGGACATGCAAGCGACCTTCAAGCGCGTGACCGGCGAAATCGGCAACTTCATTGCCGCAGGTGACGAAGCCGCCGCCCTGAACAAGGCTAAAGAGATCTTCGGCGCGAAGGGTGCAACCCAGATGGTCGCCGCCCTCAAGACCGGTGTTTTCGCAATGGATGACCTGACAGCCGCGACCGGGCAGACACAAGACACGATCCTCGGAGTCGGTCGCGAGACGATGGATGCCGCCGAAAAATGGCAGATCCTCAAAAATAAGGCGCTCGACGCTTTGGAGCCCGTCGCATCCGGCCTGTTCGACCTCGCCGGTGACGCGCTCGGGGCAGTGCTTGACTGGATCGAAGGCGCGGACTTCACGCCGATCACGGGCCTGTTTGAGTCCGTCGCCCCCGCAATCGACGCTATCAAGAGCGCATTTAGCGGCTTCGATACCACGAACCTGAGCGCTGCGTTCTCGGGTCTGCAGCCCGTACTAGAGTCGATCGGCGGCGCGATCGCGACCATGATCCCGAAGATCATTGCGACCGCGCAAGCGATTCAGGGCGCGCTAGGGCCGATCATCGAATGGCTGGCACCCATCGTTACGACCGCGATCGGCACGATCGTCAACGTCATTAACGACGCGCTCACGATCATTCAGGGGGTCGTCATGGTCATTCAGGGCATTTTCACCGGTGACTGGCAGATGATCTGGGACGGAGTGAAAACTATCGTAGACGGCGCGATTAACGCCGTCGTGAACATCGTTAACGGCCTGTACGACATGGTTAAAACACAGATGGACACGATCGGCAACACGCTAAAGAATCTCTGGCAAGGCGCGTGGGATGCGGTGACCGGCTATCTGTCATCCGCTGTCAGCTCGATCGGCTCGACGATCGCCGGTATCCCCGGTCGCATTATGAGCGCCCTCGGTAACGTCGGCTCGATGCTCTACCAAGCGGGCAGCGACGTTATTCAGGGTTTCATTAACGGTATCCTCGCGAAGGCCGGTAGTCTCGCGTCCTCGATCCTATCGACCGTCAAAGGCGGCGTCAACGGCGTGCTGTCCTACCTGGGAATCAGATCACCTTCACGCCTGTTCCGCAAGATCGGCGTTCACACGGGTGAAGGCCTCGTCCTGGGCATTAACGACCAGGCGAGCGCAGTCGCCGACGCATGGGCGGGCATGATGACCGTTCCCGAGGCCCCGCGCGTGCACGTGCCCGCGCCCACGCTGAACGCCGCGCCCGCCCACGGCGGCGGCGGAAACACGTACCAGATCACGATTAATGGCGTGCTTGACGGGGCGGACGCCGCCCGCCGCATCCGCAACCTGCTTGCCCAGTACGACCGGATGACCGGCGTTGTACAGATCGGGGCGCGAGCATGACCATGACTCCATTCGCCGTGCGTATCAACGTTGCCGGTCGTGACCTCGCGACGAGCGCGAACGACCTTCGGGCGGGCGTGCCCGCCGTCATTGACGGCCTCTCATTCCAGTGGGGCCGCGAAACGCGCCTCGACCAGCCCGCGCCGGGATCGCTCACAGCGACACTGCTTGTGCCGCCCGCCGCCGCCGCCGACGCCCTCGCGCATCTCGACCCCGGTGCCCGCGTCGTCGCCTACACCTCATATGCTGACAGCGCCGAAGCGGCTGGCTTCGTTGAAACCCCTGACCCTCAGTTCTGGCGATCGCTCATGCCCGGTGACACCGCCCTCGTCTCACCCGGCCCAATGCTCGAAGTCGCCGCCCTAGGCGACCAGTGGGGCGGCCTTGGTCGATACGATCCGTCCGCGCCGTTCCCGGTCCGGTTCGAATACCGCGTCGTGCGCGCCTTCGCGCCCGCGACAATGGTCGCGCGCCCCGTCTACTTCCGCACGATCCGCGACCCCCACCCCTCCTATGGACCGTGGACACCCATCCCGACGACCGTCGGGCAGCGCCACACGATCGGACCCCACGAATCGACGCGAATCACGCTCGACCCCGCATACTCGGGGTGCTTTGTCGGCTTTGAACTGCAGTGCGTGCAAGCGGGCAGCTCACGACTGCAGGACCACGCGAACCGCCTCGCAGACCACACGGAGCCACTGCACAACACCGAAGGGATCAGTATCGAAAGCGCGATCATCTACACGCCGCGCAACGCGCGACGCGAATTCACGATCTTTAGCGGGCGCGTCATGTCAGCACCGATCACCTGGGACACGGCGCTCGGTCTCGCAAAAATCACGATGACGGCTAACGAATGGACCGTCGCCGTGAAAAACACGACGGTCGGCGAAAAGCCCTGGCCACCTGAAACGGTGTTCGCGCGCCTGTCGCGCATTACCCAGGCAGCCGGTATCCGCCGCTTCGTTAGCACCGGCATTGCCGTTGAAACTATTGCCGCCGCCCGCGACGTGGACGCGCGCCCCGCGCTCGACCTCATTCACGAGTACGCGACCGCACGCGGCACGGTGGCTTGGCCATCGTTCAACGATACGTTTGGCGAGTTCTTCCAGTTCGAAGCCGAAGATTCACGCCTCGGTCTCCTGCGCCTGAACTACGAACCGAACGGAACCGCGTACATCTCGGTAAAGCAAGGCGGACGCGGCCCGTGGAAGGCGATCACACTCGACGCGTCCGCGATCCGCGCCGACGGGATCACCGTCGATCGCGACGTGGCGACCCTGGCTACAACAGTTCGCGTTGCGTGCAAAAAGGTTGCCCCGCCGCGCGAAGGCGCTCCTACGCTCGATAGCCCCGAGGCGTACGAAGACCACGAAGTCATCGTCTCGGACAATGGCCGGTTCGCGACGTTCGGCGCGCATGAGGTGCAAGTCAGCGCGGGCATCCTCGACAAATCGGATACTGTCGCCCACCTGTTCCGCAACGGCGAGCAGACCCCCGAAGATCTCGCGAGACTCATCCTCACGAGGTCCGCGCCCGGCCAGTGGAAGATCACCGGCATGACCGTTGACACGCGCGCAGCGTCGGTCTCGACCAGCGACCTAACACGTCTCCTCGAAATATCGAAGCGCCCCGGCCTTCCGATCCTGCTCACCTCGCTTCCCGAGTGGATGCCCGGCGCTCCTTCAATCCCGGTCTACCTCGAAGGCGCGCGCGCATCCTACGAGCGCAACCATTGGGCGATCGACCTAACGATCACGCACGCATCGACACAAGCCGGGGCCGTCACGCTCGCGCAGACGTCCCCCCATATCCTGACCGACTTCCGAAACCTCACGCTCGCCGACATGGCGACTGCATACGCATAGAAAGGACAGCCCATGAGCGAAAAAACCGCACGGCACAAAATCGAATATCCCGTCCCATCGGACAAGGTAGTCGATGTCGCCGCGATCAACCAACGCGCCGCGAACACGATCGACACATTGTTCACCGCCGCCGACGACCGTATTCAGACGGGCACGGTTGACCTTGGCCCCGTAGGTTACGGCGAACAGACCATAACTTTCACAGTTACCTTCCCTAAGCCGTTCAAGTCGCAACCCGTCGTCTTTATGCAATCGGGAAATCAGCGGCACAACGTCGCCGTGTGGAATGTGACGGCTTCCGGCTTTAACTGGATGGTCCACAACAACACAAACGCTCACGCCGCTGACACAACGCTGATGTGGATCGCCGTAGCGGCCAACTGAAAGGAAGAAGAACAATGACCGTGAATAGCACCGTGACCGAAACCCGCTGGTGCGACAACTACGACCCCGGCCGCCCCTACGGCGACCCGCTGGGCATCGTCATTCACCACTGGGGCACGGATGGCCAGTCTCACGACGCCGTAGCCGCATACCTCGCGCGCCCCAATGGGAACACCAGCGCGCACTACGTAGCCAGCGCGGGCCGCGTCACACAGCTTGTGCACGACTATGATCGGGCATGGCATTGCATGGGGAATAATGCGAGGTCGATCGGGATTGAGTGCCGTCCCGAGTGTACCGCCGCCGACTTTGAGACCGTCGCGCAGCTCATCGCAGCTATCCGCGACGAATGGGGCTATTTGCCCCTATATGGACACCAGGATCATTTTCCCACGGAGTGCCCAGGCCGCTGGCAAGCCCGCCTCGCTGATCTCGACGCCCGCGCAACGGCGATTCAGGGCGGCGACCCCACGCCACCCACGTCACCCACGCCGGGATCGCTCGCCGTGGATGGATGGTGGGGCCCAGCGACGACCGCCGCCCTCCAAGCCTTGCTCGGGACACCCGTTGACGGCATCGTGTCCAGCCAGGATTGGGCGTGGCGCGAACGCATCCCCGCCGCCGGGGCCGGTTGGGACTTCGAGAATTCCCCGAACGGCTCGCAGATGGTCGCCGCACTCCAAGCCCGCCTCGGTGTCCCCGCGGACGGATACGCGGGCATGGCGACCGTCGCCGCACTCCAAGCCCATCTCAATGAAGGGACTCTCTGATCATGAATGAAACCCCGAAGCACGCCGCGACACCCCAGCCAATCGCGTGGCTTACCCCAGCCGTGCGACGGTGGGCATACGGCGTCGCAACCGCCGCCGTCCCACTTCTCGTTATCTACGGCGTAATTGAATCCGAGACCGCGCCCCTCTGGGCTGCGCTCGCCGCCTCGGTTCTAGGAACCGGGACGGCCCTCGCGCACGTTCCGCGCGACGGCGGCGACGGCGCATGAGCTTCACCGCCGAAGTCATCACGGCCCTAGGCGGCCTGACAGGGTTTTCGAGCGTGATCGCCGCCGCCGCAACGTTCGTACAAACGAAGCGAATCCACGCGCGCATCACGCCGAATCACGGTTCTAGTCTCTCGGATGGTGTCGATAGGATCGAAGCGCAGCTCTCAGAGCATGGCGAGACGATCCGCCGCATCGAAAGCGAGCAGACGAAAACCGCCACTGACGTTCTGATTGCCCGGCACTCGGTCGAATCCCTCGCCCGCGAGGTGAAGGGCCTCGGTCACGAGATCGGAGACCTCAGGTCTACGCGAGATCGTGAGCACGCGGACTACGACGCACGGATACGGCGGCTAGAAAAGCGTGCTTAAGCCGCCGCCTCGACAACGGCCCTAAGCGCCTCGTCCGCAATCGCTAGATACCGTAATGTCGTGTGCGGTGATTCATGACCGAGGATACGTTGAACGGATACAAGGTCACCCGTTCGCTCATATGCCCGCGTGGCAAAGCGATGCCGAAGGGCGTGCATCGTTACGCCGGGCGGTAGCGCGCGGGTGACCAGTCTCCCGAGCCATTCCGGTGATATATGCCCGGCGTCGTCGCCTGGGAACGTCCAGCCCGGCCCGCGCGCCTCGAGGGCGGCGACCAGGCCGGGCGGCATGGGCACCGTCCGCGCCTTACCGCCCTTCCCGTGCACGATCAAGGACGCGCCGCGCACGTCACGCACAATATCGCTGGCGCGAACGCAGGCAACCTCACCGCGCCGTAATCCCATCCCAGATGCCAGGCGCACTGCCAAGTGCACCCGCCAATCACTCGACTGGAGAGCGCGCCTCACGGCCTCGTCATCCGCCGGGCGCGGTGCTGGGGCCGACGCTCGCACCGTCGGCAAAGCCGATACATCGACCAGGACCGGGCGCGCCGTCGCCGCCCATGAATAGAACCCGCTGACAGACTGAATGGCCGACCGGCGCGTATCGCGCGCCCACATGTGCGACGCCGACCATTCGATCACATCGGCCGTTTCGACGGCCCACGGGTCTCGATCCACCGCCCGCGCGAAGCGCCTCAGCCAATCCACGCGCAGTCGCGCCGTTGCGACCGTGCGTCCCGAACCGAGCAGATGCAACCTGTAATCTCTCAGCGGGGCATCCCACCCCTCCGGTACTCGTGCTTTTTGCATAACCATGCTCGTCATCCTTACCCGAGCCGCCGAAGTATGCGCGCCGCGGGCACCCTTGCCCGCGCTCACCTGGCCCAACGCTATGCCGCTTGTGTCCACATATCGGACAGTGTGACGCAATCCCGAGGTTGCAGGTTCGAGTCCTGTCGGAGGCGCCAGCTATCTCCA